CACTGTTTGCCTGGCCCTTAATGCGCCACATGCTCGAAGACAAACAGGATGTTAATCAAGCACTTTTAACCATTGTTCAAAATGAACCGTTGCGTGATAACCAGGGTAACCTAATACACAATGCGATTGACATTCTAGAACGCCCGGAGTTAAAACTTCTTAAAGATGATATCCTTGAGCATGTTAGTTTTTATGCTCGTGACGTACTGGCCTACCAAGATATTGAAATAGAGCTTACCCAAAGCTGGATCAATGTTACTGTGCCCGGACAGCATCATCACATACATAGGCACACCAACAGTATTATCAGTGGTACTTACTATCCGTTCGGTGTTGACCAAAGCCCTATTGTATTCCATAACCCCAACACATTCCAATTCGTACCTAATGTAGACGAAACCAACCAAAATCCTGTAAGCATGATCAGCAAAAACTGTATCTATGTTAGTCCCAATCCCAGTGAACTTATGCTTTGGTTAAGCCCTATGGTACACGGAGTCAAAAAAAATGAGAGTGAAAATAATAGAATTTCACTCTCATTCAATGTAATGATTAGGGGCTACGTTGGACACGCAGAAAGTTTAAGCGGCGTCAGACTGTAAAACTTTGTATTCGTAGTTTATACTATCTTCGTTTTCTCTAAATATCTCAGCGCCATTCTTAAGATGGAACTTCTTTGCCATCTCTGACTTGGGACTTAGTGTTACAAAACGGGTAACATTTGGAAATTGTTGTTTGATCTCGTCTACTGTGCGTAGCAATAGTTCTTTGCCCGCACCTGGAGCATAACTCCAAATAGTATAGAATATAGCAGTTGTGGGTGCTAGAGCGTCTTGTGCTAATTCTGCTACGCTACTAGGAACTTGATCACATAGACTTACACATACCATTGCTTGGGGATCTTCACCATCTACAATACTACTAACGAATCTGTTATTGCTAACACGAAACTCTGCAGGAATCTCAGGACGTACTGGATCATCCTTGATAAACTGTAGCAAAGGACTGGCAATGTCTGTAATAAATGTTAGCATATAATTATTTATCCGGCCTGCGTTAAAATGGAGCGGGATGGGAGAATCGAACTCCCGACTTTAGATTGGAAATCTAAGGTAATACCATTTTACGAATCCCGCACTTTATAGGTGCTCTCTGTGACGCTTGAATTCACGGTAGCCCTACTCTTCCTGGCCGGTCCTTCCATTGTCTAGAATTAAGAAGTATTTCGGTGTTCCAGTGTAGCTACTCAAAGAGCACGTATAAAGTGTCTAGCTACTCACACCACATGAGCCCTAGACTGAGCTGTTACTCTGTCCATAACATTTATTCTTATGGAGTAGGTTGTTAGTCCTCACCCTAGGCAGTTTCCAGTATCCCTTAAAGAGGGACTGTGAGGTCAGGTCCTAGTGTACCCCCTGTTCTATCGTTTCAGGGACGCTCTTATTATAACGTAAAAGAGTAAACCGGGTGTCTGGTACGAGAGGCGGGACTCGAACCCGCATGCCTTTCGACGAGAGATTTTAAGTCTCTTGAGTATACCATTTCTCCACTCTCGCATAACTTATATTATACTACACTCGCCATATTTCTGCAAACCCTTCGGCGTTAGTTGGCATCTCAAAATTGTCCAACATACCTTGTACAACTTCCCAAGGAATAGGTTGTTCTACACGATTGGCCAACCGTTCCTTTAAAACTGGTATTGCAGGAGTTTGAAACACCACAGCAACGTGCCAGTAGTCTGGAAGCATATTGAACTTGCGAGCACGACTTTTAATAGTAGTGCTGGTTTGATCCCAAATGATATCACGGCCTGCTTCTCTAGCCGCAATAACATCTTTGGCCATTAGTTCAACTGCTGTGGGCATGTATTCTTCAAATACTTCCCTGTAAGTCTTACCTTGCAGTTTGGCATACTCATGAACATGATGATCTGTACTCACATATTCCATGCCCTCGATCCACTCTTGATTTTTAAGCCAAGTAGTTTTACCCGAGGCAGGCACTCCAACCAATTGATAGCATTTAGGCATTAGATATCACCTTCATGATTTTTATTAGGAGTTATAAAGCCCCATTCGTTCACAGTACCGTTAACATCGTATGACTTTTCTTGTTCATCATAAGTCCAACCAAGTACCCGCATCATCTTATGCTTGACTAACAGATTAGGTGCCCTGAATCGTTCGCAATCATCGAACCCCATCATAACACCAACTTCGGCTACTGCACCGCTACGGCAAATACCTGCATGGCAATGTACAACAACATTCATGCGATTTTCTTTTGCGTGTTGCAACAGATGAACAAGCTGTTCTGCCTGCTCATCTGTTATTGCAAACTCACTTAGATCAATCATCTTTCCATCACCGGTATTGGTCATGCCATCTTCTTCGATGTCCAAGAATGTAAATTGATGGACCTCTTTGAATTCATGCTTAGGTGTAGGGAATGCCATATCGTGATCGGAAATTTGGATAAGCATACTGTTCTCACCACATGCGTGATGTTGACCCTTTGCTACATTCTCCAATGGAATATTTTCAATCCACATTAGTCTGCTCCTTTAACTTCTTTAACTTTAAAAGCAATCTCTCCACCTTGAGCCTTGATCTTTGCAACCATATCTTCAAAAGCTACGGGTGCAAAGTTGTGATGTTCAACGCAGGCACTAAAGTATCTTGGGTCAATTTCAGGTGTAGCACCTGTATGCTTGACTCGCATTACTCTGTTAGCATGTAAGTGTCCGTGGACGTTACATCCAAACCGGGCAAGGCTTTCAACGTGCATCGGGATATGACTAAAAATCATACCTTCCATTACATGATATGCCCTGATGTCCTTAAAGTGTTCGACATAGTCGCTTAACTTAAAGATATCGTGGTTGCCCTTGATAAGGATCTTGCGACCGTTAAGCCTGCGCATAATACCAAGAGCCTTGCGGTTGATTACAACGTCACCGAGATGGTAGACCTTGTCCTCGGGCTTAACTACAGCGTTCCAACGTTCGACCATGTCCTCGTCCATTTCGTCGGCACTGGCCCATGGCCTAAGTTTCGACCCGTCATCTGTTGTGAACACACAGACACCGGCGTGACCAAAGTGTGTGTCACTTGTTACAAATATGTTTGACATCTGTTGCTCCTTTCTTAATCAATTGCTCGTCTAAAAATTATCTCTTGTTTGGCAAATGCCTGTACTTCCCAAGGTTGATCCAAATACGGTGTCTTTCTAGAATACAACTTACCTGCCCATTTTGTTCCTCTAGGTGCAGGCTGTAGTATTCCTTTGGCAAACTGCGCAACATGAACCAGTTCGTGTGCTAATGTTATGCCCAATGAAACCATATTTCTAGTAGGTTTAATAGCAACAAGAATACTATCTATTCCAAGTAAAGGGACAGTCTCGCCAGTGTGTTCAATATCGTTGTCTACTTTAATAAACAGATATTTTTTGCTGTTGGCTAATCCCAACTGTGATAACATCGAGGGCAATAGTGCTTCGATATATTTCTTAGTCTTGGGACCTGCTGTTACTTCATATTGCATTTTAAAGCCTTTTTACTCTACCAATACGACTTGCTTTGTTCCAATCGTAAGCGACACCATCTGGGCACTTACCATCTTTAATTGTGTCTACACCAAAGTGACCAACTACTTCAAAGTCTGCACCTTTGATAGTTACAAACTCATTCATGCTTTTGGCAACGTTCATTGCTTCGGCAAGTGTTAGCACTTTGAATGTTTCTTCTTTACCTATTACTTTATACATCATACATACAGTATAACAGGATTGGTATTACCTGTCAACCACTAAAAATAAAAGACTGTTGTATTTCTACAACAGCCTTTTGGAAAAGGTGTGGGTGTTTGCAGTACACCCAACTAAACTGTACTTAGAAGCTGTAACGATCGCTCATCACAGTCTTTAACATGATCCCTTCTGGTGTGAACTCGCTCATGTCTGCGGCAAGCAAGGCCTTCATGATAGCTGGACTGAACCCGCTTACCAATGCCGCCCCTGACTTGTCTGCCTTTACAGGCACATTGTCAGAACTGTTCAAGTTCCAGAACACAACTTGCGGCACAGAGTAACCTGCGGCCACATACTTGCGTTCGATCATTTCCATTGCGCTGTCGTCTTGACGAACGCATTGGTTGAATTGCATGTCACTCAAGATCAAAACCATTTCTGGCATTTCTGCTTGAGGCACTTCATTCTTTACCGCTACATCAAGAATCTTGTTGAAAGCGGCATGTAGGTTTGTACTCATGTCCCAATCGGACTTAACCATTTGGGCCATCTTTTGAACCACGTTACCCTTTAGAGTAACAAGTTCAGACTTGTCGCTGAAAGTCAAGAACGTATCCTTAAACTTGCCAGTGTTCTTGTCTGCTAGGTACAAACCTAGTGAAACTGCAACGTCCATGCAAGTCACCGAAGTGTTCTTGCCAGCTGGACAGCTCATAGAGCCACTCACGTCTACCATTGGTAGGATGTTGGCGCTACCCACATAGTTTGGCAAGGCTTCCCATTGCGCCACGATGTGGTCAGTTTCTGTCTTGTCGAATGAACGATAGTTCACTCCCTTCAAGACATCGTAAGGGTAAATTGCCGAAGCGTTTACCTTTACAGTTGGATCTCCCTTAACCAAGGCCGCAACATACTCAGCGAACTTTTCTGTATGACGGTGGAATGCCTTCTTGTAACGGCTGGCCGCTACAGATGGTACATGGCTAAAGTTGATGTTGTCCCAGTCGTTGGCACACATTTGTGTTTCAACAACCTTAGTAAGTGCTACTAGGCTCTTACGGTATTGCTTTGGGCTCATACCAAAGAACTCACGGATTTCACGTGCTACTTCACCCTTACGAGGAGTCCACTTAGCCGCCAAGCCATTTTGAGCACGGAGTGCGTCGCCTAGCATTGTGTATGCGGCCTTCTTCAACTCTGGAGTTGTGAAAGCAAAGATGTCATCCCAACGACCTAGCTCTGGAATCTTGCGAAGCAGAGCAAAGGCCGCATCAATGTCAGTCTTTTCTAAGTGCTTGAGGATTGAACGGAACAATTCACGTTCACCTGCGCCACCACGAGCATCACGTGCCCATAGTGCGATACGAAGTGCAAGTTCGCGGTCTTCAGTGTAGGCACCTACGAATGCAGGTACGATATCCTTGCCACGGCTTGCACCGATGTTGTAAAACAAATCAACAACCTTGTTGGCTGAGGACTTGCGAGCCTTCATGCCATTGGCAGTACGGGCTTCTTGATTTGCGATTGCTTCTACGAATGTAGACATGATACTTCCTTTCAGGTTAATGCCTTACGGCGGTTTTCGATATGCGTGAAAATTGATTGCTGAACTTAACCTATATAAATTCAAACAGGATCGTTGTTGTCGATTTGATTAGACTGGATCTCCAAACCAGTTCGTCGAGGTGCTCCGAAGAGCGGTCCGACCTTCAAGTATAGTAAATTGCTGAACCGATCCTAAAACTGTTTAACAAGTTGCCTTGCTATGTGTATATTATATACGAATCAAGGAGTTGTGTCAACTCTTTTTGGATAAAACAGGATAGCATTTTTTGGCTTTTTTTCGAGAAAAGATTTTTTAAATTTGCTGTTGCTATCCTAAACTTGGAGCATAGGGTGGGACTCAAACCCACGAATCAACGGATTTGCAATCCGCGCCATTAGTCGCTCTGGTACCTATGCATATATGGCGGAGGATATAGGAATCGAACCTATCCACCCATTACTGAATGACAGTTTAGCAAACTGTTGCCTTAACCGCTCGGCCAATCCTCCATATTCTTACTATCGGGTTATCTTGCGAATGAGCTTGTACCAGTAATACTTTACTCCGCGCCAACCTGGAATGAATTCCCAGTCAACATTAAACCCTACTTCTCTAGGCATGTTACCGTATGCCTTTTGTAAAGTGTCTTCTCGTTTTGACATACAGCTCTCCTATTAAAGTGGCGCGGCGGACGGGGCTCGAACCCGCGACCCTTGGCGTGACAGGCCAATACTCTAAACCAACTGAGCTACCACCGCGTGTTTGGCGGAAACGGTGAGATTCGAACTCACGGAGCCTTTCGACCCGACAGTTTTCAAGACTGTTGCAATAAACCGGACTCTGCCACATTTCCATAAATTATTTTCTAAACTGGCCCGGCAACCAGGAATCGAACCTGGATCTATAGCTTAGAAGGCTACTGCACTATCCATTGTGCTATTGCCAGATTTGGTGCCCTAGGAGAGACTCGAACTCTCACGCCTTTCGACATCGGCTTCTAAGACCGACGTGTCTACCATTCCACCACCAGGGCATTACTATATTAAAACACACTAACACTACCAGGGCGACTATGTCTAATCGGTTCGGTCAATGTGTTTTAATATGGTACTCGGTAGGGGAATCGAACCCCTCTTCCCGCCGTGAAAGGGCGGTGTCCTAGACCGATAGACGAACCGAGCATAAATTTTCTAATCAAGTTTTTAAAGAACAAGCTATATTATACAGTTGTTTAAAGGTTTTGTCAACCTGTTTTGGTACCCTTGCTCCGATTCGAACGGAGAAATTTTTCCTTTTGAGAGAAACGACTTTACCT